GGTGAAGGCATACAACTTCCAGACCCAGGTGCGAACCGCATCTCTGACGACCTTGGCCGCCGAAGACCAGGGGGCGATCGCTACCATCGCCCCCAGCGGTTTTGCCAGGTTTGTCCCTGACACCATGTACGATGAGACAGCGGATGTCCCCGTACTTGGCCCTGACACCGGTCAACAGTGGCGCTGGAGACACGCCCACAATCTGACCGGCCCATATTCGAAGTTCCGGGTGATCAACAACCACCTGTACTTCTACCCCGCCCCATCGGCGGGTCACACGGTGAAGTTCGAGTACCTGTCGAAGAACTGGTGCGAGGACAACCTGGGGGCCGATAAGGAGGAGATGACGGCGGACGATGATGTCGAACTCCTCGACCATGATCTCCTGGTGGAGGGTGTCACGATCCGCTACCTGCAGCGTAACGGACTGCCGTTCGACACCTCGACCTACATTCAGACCCTGGCGGCCCTCCTCCGAGCGGATGTGGGCGCCGGCGCCCTGAGCGCAGAGGGGTCCTTCCCGCTCATGAACGGACCTGGAGTTTTCGTACCCAGAGGACCTTGGTAAAATGCCCCGCGGACAAGCCGCAAACTCCCTCTACCTGCCGGCCCCCTATGGCGGCCTGAACACCCGAGATCCGTTCGGGGCGCTACCGCAGCAGGACGCCTTGATGCTGGACAACTTCTTCCCGGGGTTCGGTTCAGTGTCTGTCCGCAACGGTTGTCGCGTTTGGGCAACAGATCTCCCGTCTACGGTAAAGAGCCTGATCCCCTACAACGGGGCCAATTCGTCCACGGACAAGTTGTTCGCTCTGGATAGCTCCGGGAACGTCTATGATGCGTCCTCCGCGGACTCCGTGGGTGCCGCATACAAGACCGGCCTGACCCCGGGCGCCACGATGCGCGGCGTCAATTTCGGGGGCCTGACGGACCATTTCCTGTGCTGCGTGAACGGCTATGATCTCCCGCAGTGGTTCGACGGCACCACCTGGACAGAGACCGGAAGCGGCTTCGCGCCGGCGATCACAGGGGTCTCCGCCGACAACTTTACGTCGGTCGCAGTGTGGCGGAACCGGCTCTGGTTCGCCGAGAAAAACTCGGCTGTTGTCTGGTACCTGCCGCTGCTGTCGATCGGCGGCGCGGCTTCGGCCTGGGACCTGACCGGCCTCCTCCCGCGGGGCGGCCACATCATCGCTGTGACCACGTTCGCGGCATCCTCGAGCGGAGCTACCAACGATCAATACATCGCGTTCATCTCCTCTCAGGGTGAGGTGATCGTCTATGGCGGAACCGACCCGGATGTCTCGGGGCAGTTTGCGATCGTCGGTGTATACCGCATCGGCTCTCCGATCGGCTACAACTGCTATACCAACCTCCTGAACGAGGCGATGATCGTCACCCGCTCGGGCCTGGCGCCTATCTCGGCGCTCCTCGGCGCGGACATCGAATCGAGCTGGGGTACGGTGGCGGATAAGGTGCGACCGGCGATCTCCGCCGACGCACAGCTCTATGGCTCGGTGGAGGGGTGGTGTATCGAGTATGCGCCCTATGCCAACAAGCTGTTCGTGAATGTACCCTCTGTCTCCGGCGGTAAGGCGAAGCAGTATGTGATGAACACGGTCACCAAGGCATGGTGTACCTTCTCCGGTCTGGACATCACCTGCATGGCATACTTCCACGATGAGCTGTATGCCGGGATCGGCCGCCGTGTGGTGAAGCTCGACCAGCCGGGTGGTGATTTCGCCACGGATGATAGTTTGGGATTCCCCAAGACCGCGCGGGCCTTGACCGCCTACACCTATACCCGTGACGCCCTGGTCACGAAGCAGTTTCTCCAGGGGCGGGTGTTGATGAACATCTCAGGCATCGGGATCGTACCCAAGATCGGGGTGAACGTCGACTTCCAGGAGAATGAGATCCTGTCGACCTTGGTGGCCGGCGCCGCCTCCGGCGGCATCTGGGATGTCGCTGTCTGGGATCACGACATCTGGGGCTACAATGACTCCGTGAACAATTCATGGGTCACCCTACATGGTGCTGGGTTAGCCGCAGCACTGAAGACGAGCGTGACCGTCACGACTGAGAGTTTGAGTTGGCAGTCTTGGCAACTACTCTACAACGCTGGAGGCATCCTGTGATCTTCATCTCAGGGCCGCAGCTCGCGGAGTTTGTGTCGTACTCGCTCAATATCTGGGTTCGAGACGATACGAGTGTCGGCATCGGTTGGCTCGATGACGACGGCAAGCTGATCGCCGCGGCATGCTTCCATGACATCGATGGATACCGCCGGTCGGCCAACCTATCGCTCCTGGTGGCGCAGCCCGCGCAGTTCGGGCGCGCGGCGATTAGGAAGATGGCCGATATCGCGTTCAATGAGTTCAAGTTCAACCGTGTGACAATGATCGCCAGAGCCGACAATCATCGCTCCCTGCGCGCTATCAAGTTCACTGGAGCAAAGCAGGAAGGCATTCTGCGATCCGCCGACCACGACGGATGCGACATGCTGGTCTTCGGTCTTCTCAGCGAGGAGTGTAAGTGGACACCTCAAACATGATGCAGACCCCTGTCCAACAGTGGCAGGGAAAGAGCGGCGGTGGTGGCGGCCTGAGTGCGAGCGACCGCGAGATGATCTCCAAATACATGAACCCCGACACCCAGATGGCGATGCAGGGGCAGTCGAATGCCGACTTCGCCGCTCTGAACGCCGAGTACAACCGCTACAACACGAATGGTCCTCTTGGGTCGACCACCTGGTCAAAGGGTGACCCTAACGCTGCCATCGACTGGGACGCATACTCGAAGGCGGACGCAGAGTTCAACGAGCAGTGGCGGAACTGGGGTGCGACCCACCCCGGGCAAGATTTCGACGCCTCCAAGAAACCGAAGCCGGAAGACTTCAAGGTGGGGGGCAACTCCTGGACCCAGAACACCACCCTCAATCCCGCGGTCCAGACGGCGCTCGACAACTATTTGTTGTATTCGAACGACACGACCAACAAGCTGAAGCAGGGGAACGCCGCGCTTGGTGCCGATATCGAGAGTTGGAACAAGACCGACCCCACGTCGTTCTACAAGGGTATCGGGAAGGATATCAACTACACCAAATACTTCAAGGACATCAATCCGAGCATCCCTGACTACTACAAGAACATCAACGTCGACAAGACCTACAAGGCGGCCAACAAAGCTTGGAACAACGTCAACACCAACATCCAGGCGGGCACTGCCACTGCCGGCCAGGCGGCCGACACCTGGGGCGGTGTGGAGACGGTGGGTGTTGGCCGGGGGTCGGAGTCGATCCGAGACTTCTTGAGCAACCCTGAGCTGGACCAATACAAAGACTACTCGACCAACTACACCGACATCCAGGGGAATGAGGCGGTCCGCCAGCAGGTGATCGACGCCCTGAACGCTCGGATGCAACCCACCCTGGACCAGGACCGCCAGGCACTCGAGTCTCAGATGATCAACATGGGTGTGCGCCCGGGCACCAACGTCTATGGGCAGCAGATGGCCCTCAACAACCAGCAGCGCAATGACGCCCGCATGGCGGCCATCGCCGCTGGTGGGGATGCGTTAGCGCAGCAGGTACAGACCGAAGCGGCGGCCCAGGCGGCCAACATGTCGGAGGCGCGCCAGAACCAGGACATCTTCAACGAACTCTGGGGAATGAAGGACACCCTGGCGGGTCAAAGGCAGAAGAACGAGTTCGATCTGTTCAACGTCGACTACCAGAACGCGGCGCTCAAGGCACAGCAGCAGATCGCGAAGGCGGAGGGCCAGGGGGCGATCAACATCGCGAACGCGGGCAACCAGACCCAGGCCTCGATCACAAACGCCAACAACACGACCACCGCGAATATCCAGAGCAGCCAGGCTCAGATCGCGAAGGCCGCGGGGCTCAGTGAGAACGCAGCCAACAAACTGACGGCGAAGCTGACGAAGGCGGCGGGAAGGACTGATAGAAAGGTCACCTTGACCAACCAGCAGTTGGCAGTAGCCACCGCCCTGGCGAACGCCGGCGCGCTGACCACGCAGGATCGAATCACCTTGGGGAACGCGAAGATGACCGCTAAGTCGGGTAAGACGGCGGCCCTCACCGCCCTACAAACAGCACTGAGAGGTTAAACAATGGGCGCAGCATCCGCAGGTTTAGACTCCCTGGCCACCCTGCTGGCCCAGAAAGGCCCGGTGATCCCGATCGACACCGGCCGACCGGCGGACATGGGGCAGGCATACCAAAACCTGCTTATGACCATCCGCGATAAGCAGAACCTGGCCGCTCTGCAGCAGGCCCAATCGATGCAGGGCACCCAGGCGGGAATCAAGACAGGTATGAGCCTCCTGTCCCTGATCGCCTCGCTGTATGGCTCAGGAGCCCTGGACGGCCTCACCGGCATGTTCGGTGGCTCTCCGACCGCTGCTGGGGTGGCGAACACCGGGCTCGACATAGGGAACAACGCCTACGGAAACATCAAGTTCGGCGGGCGCCCGGCAGGTTCCGGAAACGGTTTCATGGGGATGTTTGGCTCATAAGGCGGTACTGATCATGTATGCGAGTCTGAACAGTCTTGTCGGTTTGATGAGCCCGAGCAAG